CACTATCATTCAAAATCAAACAAGGGTAACATATACTATCTCGGTAATCCCTATCAGTTATATTGGAATGATTATGGATCTAGAAGAGGGTTCCATGTATTTGATACAGAAACTTTAAAAACAACATTTTATAGAAATCCCTTTGACACTTTCCATAAGTTGTACTATAATAATGGTGTTGCTATTCCTGATGAAAAAGAACTTAATGGATCCTATGTCAAACTCATAGTAGAAGACAAAGGTGATTATGTAAAGTTTGATTATGCAGTTACACAACTGCAAAGTTTAGGTGTAGCAGATCTTAAGATTATTGAAAATCTTAGTGTCGAATTAGAGGATGGTGAATCAGTTATAGAAACTGAAGATACTATGACTTTGTTAGATAACTACATAGATGAAATAGATCTTAAGGTGAGTAAGAGTAGTGTTAAAAGTATTATGCGATCTTTATACATGGAAGCATCGGAGTTATGATGTTTATTCTTACTGAAAAAACTAGTGGCGGTGTTTATGCTGTAAAGAATAAACAGAATATAAGAACTGTTCATATATTTGAACAGGAAGATGATGCTGAAAGATATAGAGATCTTTTAATTGCTGAAGAATCTCCAGCATTAGAACTATTGGAAATTGATGTTGAATCTGTTGCTATCAACTGTGACAAATTTGGTTACTCATATTCCATTGTACAAAAAGGCGATTTGATTATTCCTCCTAAAAAATAATGATTGTATTTGAGAGTATTCGTTGGAAGAATTTTCTTTCGACAGGTGATCAGTGGACTGAAATACAATTAGATGATTCTTCTGCAACATTGATTGTAGGGTCGAATGGTGCTGGCAAAAGTACTATGCTGGATGCTTTATGTTTTGCTTTATTTAATAAACCATTTCGTAAAATTAATAGAGGACAACTTGTCAATAGTATTAATGAAAAAGGACTTAAAGTCGAAGTCTGTTTTACCATAGGAAAGGATGATTATCGTGTATTCAGAGGAATTAAACCAAATACATTTGAGGTTTACAAAAACAATAAGATGGTTGACCAAGATGCTGCAGTTAAGGACACGCAGAAATACTTGGAACAATCAGTCCTCAAACTTAACTTCAAAAGTTTTACCCAAGTCGTCATACTTGGTTCATCCACATTTGTCCCCTTCATGCAACTTGGAGCAAGTGTCAGGAGAGAAGTTATTGAAGATCTACTTGATATCCAGATCTTCTCAAACATGAATACTCTCTTGAAGGAGCGTATTAAAGCAACTAATAATCAGATGAGTGACTGTAAGCATCTCATGAGTATTGCTTTAGAGAGAGTACAGGCACAACAAAAATTAATTGATTCATTAAAAGAAGTTAATGAATCAAGACAAAAGGAAAAGGAAGATAAGTTTAATTACAATGTTAAATTGGTAAATGATAAGGAAAAAGCAAAGCTTAAAAAGGAAGAAGAATTGAAAGAACTAGAAGAACAAGTTATTGGATTGGATGAATATAAGAAATGTTTACAAGATTTACGTACAGAGCAAGCAGAAACTAAATCAGAATTAAAACGTCTTACAAAAGAAGTAAAATTTTTTGAATCTAATGATGTATGTCCTACTTGTACACAGGACATTAAGAAGACATTTAAAAAGAATAGAGTGTCTACTTTAACTAAAGATGGTATTAAATTAACTAAAGCAACTAAAGAATCTGAAGAAAACATTAAGCAAGTATTAGAAGTTATTGATAAGGTAGAAAGAATTTCTTCACAATTGTATGAACTTCGTACTGAAGTATCTACTTCAGAAAGAGAAGTCGTTCGTCTTGAGTCAGAAAATGTAGAATTAAAAAAGGAGATACTTGAGTTACAACAAAAGACTCCTAATATTGATAAAGAGAAAACAAGATTAGAATCTTTATCTCAAGATTATGAAGTAATAAAAACTGATTGTGCAAAAGTATCTGAAACTTCTGATGAGTATCAAGTTGTCTCAAAATTATTAAGAGACTCTGGTATCAAACGTCAAATTATTAAGAAGTACGTTCCGATATTTAATAATCTTATTAATAAATATCTGCATAATATGGACACCTTCTTCAACTTTACTCTTGATGAAGAATTTAATGAGGTAATTAAGAGCAGGTTTAGAGACGAATTTACTTATGCTTCTTTCTCTGAAGGTGAGAAGCAGAAGATAGATTTAGCACTTCTTTTTACATGGAGAGAAGTTGCACGTATGAAAAATTCTGCAGCAACTAACTTACTTATTCTAGATGAAGTATTTGATTCATCCCTTGATGCTTCTGCTACTGCTGAACTTCTTAATATTTTACGTGGACTTGGAAAAGGAAATAACCTCTTTGTCATTTCTCATAAAGGTGATATCTTAATAGAGAAATTTCCAAAGGTTATGAGATTTGAAAAAATTAATGATTTCTCTAAATTATTAACTGATGAATAATGATTAGTAAAGTAGAATTATTACACCACAGACTCCAAGCAATTTTGAGAGAGCATACCTTTACTCAAGGTGACAATACTCTTAAATATCTTGGTGATGATGATGGGAGACATAAGTATCTTATAGGTACTCATGAAGTTTATGTTGATCAGATAGAGGAATTTGAAGCTGCAGAAGATGATGATTAAATTATGGAGGATTTGGAAGTATGCCTTGGGAAGTTTCGAGGATAATAAAACTGCAAAGTATGATAATGCAGTATGCATTACTAGGACTGTTATCCTTCTCACTTATCTTGTTACTAACTGTTTTATTACTGCTGGTGTAATTAGGCACTGGGACAGTTCAAAAACTGTCCACCCTGTCTTGTCTCAGTCTTCAGATCTGTTATAATAGATTCATACAGGGAAACACATGACAGTAAACACAGAAGTAAAAGGAACTCTCGCCAGATTGTTGGCAACCGAAAACCTTACTGTAGAACATCGTAAGGTGAGTACAGCATCTTTTGATGTTAATAATCGTGTATTGATCCTACCAATTTGGAAGAATGCTTCTAGTACTGTATATGATCTGTTGGTAGGTCATGAGGTAGGACATGCTTTGTATACTCCTAACGTTCCTGTAGATGCTCCTAAAGCGTTTGTGAACGTTCTAGAGGATGCTCGTATAGAACGTATGATGAAGGTCACATATCCTGGTCTTCGTAAGTCTTTCTTTGAAGGTTATAGAGAACTATGGCATCAAGATTTCTTTGGTGTTGCTGATGAAGATATTAATAATATGTCCTTTATTGATAGAATTAACCTTTATTTTAAAGGATGTGTTGATTTAGAATTTACTGTAGAAGAACAAATATATGTTAATCGTGTTGCTGAGACAAATACTTTTCAAGATGTTATAGATCTTGCTAATGATTTGTATGCTTATGCTAAAGATAAGGAAGATCAAAAAGAACAATTACCTCAATCTACTAACCAAGGTGAATCAGATCTTGATTGGGATCTTCCTCAAGATACTGATGATCAAGAAGAAGTAACTCCTGATCAGGAAGAAGGTCAAGAGCAAGAGGGTAATGGTCGTCCAAATTTAGGTGATGATGATACTGAATATGAATCTAATAACACCCAAGAAGCACCTGTATCACTAGGAGGTGGTGAAGAGTGTGATGAACTTAAGAGTGAAACTGAAGAAGCACTTAGACAAGCATTAGAAACACTAGTTGATGATGATGCTAGAGAGTGGGTTTATCTAACTACTCCAGATATTGATATTGATAAAGTTATTGTACCTCATCAAAGGATTCAAGAAGATCTTTATTTTCATTTTGAAGGTCAGGCAGTATCTATTGATGATCGTAAAGTATGGTGGTCAACTAGTCTTGAAGATGTAAAGCAGAATTATTTAAATGCTAAGAAAGAATCACAACGTAGTGTTAATTATCTTGTAAAGCAATTTGAAATGAGAAAGTCTGCTGATGAGTATAAAAGAGCAGCAACATCTAAAACAGGTGTTATTAATACAAATGCTTTATTTAAGTATAAGATTACTGATGATATTTTTAGGAGAGTTACTACTATTAAAGAAGGTAAGAATCATGGTTTGGTAATGTTTCTTGATTGGTCTGGTTCTATGCAGTACCAGTTGATCGATACTCTTATGCAAACATATAATCTTATTTGGTTCTGTAAGAAGGCAGGTATTCCCTTTAGAGTTTATGCATTCCAGAATGGATTTGCACGTGAATATGTAACACACCCTGCTATTAAAAATCCTAAAGATCGTACTCTAGGACTTTGTGGTGATTTTAGATTGCTAGAATTCTTTTCTTCTAAACAAAATTCTAAGTCTCTAGAGAAGTCTATGAAGTATGTTTACTGTCAAGCACATGCTATGGGTTGTGGAGGTATTGGTTATTCACATGAGTATACTCTTGGTGGTACTCCTCTTGCTGAAGCAGTTATATCTACTCCTGCAATTGTTGATAGATTTAGAAAGGTTGAGAATGTACAAAAGGTAAATGTTGTATCACTTACTGATGGTGAAGCAAATCCTATGGTTTATCTTAAAGAGAGGGGTGAAGATTCTTATTATGGTGGTTCTGATTTTATGACTAGATCTGTTCAATATTCTCATCGTGGTACTAAGTATGTTCTTAGAGATCCTAAGTCTGGATACTCACGTGAGATATCACCTTCACCATATGAAACTACAAAAGAGATTGTTAGTTTTTATAGAGAAATTACTGATTATAATTGGGTTGGTATTCGTATTTGTTCTAGGAATGATTTGAAAAGATTCATACGTACTTTAACTTGGGAAGAGTCAGAAGTTCTTGATAAGCAATGGAAGAAAGAGAGGTTTGCTTCAGTTAAGAATAATGCAGGATTCACAGAGTCTTTCTATATTGCAGATAAATCATTAGGTGGTAGTACTGAAGATCTTGAAGTTAAACAGAAAGGTCAAGTTGCTACTAGGGCAGAACTCGGACGTGCCTTTAAAAAGCATATGGGTTCTAAGATGACTAACAAAAAAGTTTTAAATGCGTTTATTGAGCAAATAGCATGAGATGTGATGTAGAGGATATTGCTTATCTGATTAGATCATCAGCAGAGTCTTTACCTGATGTAAAGATTCTGCATAATGATTTTCAATTAGTAGAGCATAACGAGGTTCATATTGTAAATGAAATGTGGGAGTGTCCAGGTTTACGTAAGATACATTTAGAAGTTGCAAAGACAAAACATTTAGATGTACTTCATTGTGTATTCTTTCCTGATCCTAGATATAATCTTCCTATATTTGGTGCAGATATTATTGCTACTCCAACTGTAGTTACTGCAGCAATTGCTGATATATCTCCTGTTAAAGGAACAGATTATATTTACGATAAGATGAAGATTATCCATGATAACTTTACCTTTAAAGAACCTAGACCGTTGCCAGAGTGGGCAGATATATTTTCACCTTATATGAAATTCCAACGTATAAGAGAAG